GGTGATCGAGCCAGCGCCGACAGTGATGTCGGCACCTGCCGTCCCATACGCTTTGAAGGCGGAGGCCGCCGCGTTCCACGCCATGATGAAACCCGCCGACGAGATGCCGTTAGGGACGACAGTGAGTTTACCGCCCGGCAGAAACGCCTTCGTGATCGCCGCGATTGCCACTGCCGTCGAGTTGTAGTTCGTGATGTGACACGAGCCAGAGATCACGCCCATCGACGTGTTGCCGAGTCGCCCCGGTCGCGGTGTGTCCAGCACGACCGTCGCTGCATAAACTGCCATGACGGCCTCCTTAGTTAGTGCAGCAGAGAACGACCGTCTTCGAGGTCGCGTCAACACAGATCGCGACGACTTGACTGTCCACGTCGCTGACCGTCGAGAGCACGCCCGCGCTCTGCCCGTCGTGCGTCAGCGCGTCGCCAATGGCGGGTGAGTTCGCGAGTGCTTCTTCGAGCACGGCGACGCCGCGGATTTGGATCCAGCCATACGCGACTGCGCCGCTCGCCACGTCAGCGAGCGCCACACCCGCGCCGACGAGACTCCCACCGTTCGCTCCATCGACGATCTGGAGGAGTGGATTGGTGGCGTAGGTGAGATAGCAGAGGAAGTCCCCGGCGTCGATCGCAGTCGTGCCGGAGAACTTGACGTATTTGTAGACCTTGTTATCGTCTTCGCGAAGCATCCCGAGCGTGACTTGAGCAGTTGTGTCAACGTCGGTGAGTGCCGCGTGCCAGGATTGAGCCGACATGATGAGTTCTCCTGCTTACGGGGTGTCGATGGTGCTGAGGACGCCGAGCACGCGCCGCCTGTTAGTCATAAACGAGCACGCGAGTTCGACCTGCGCCGCCCGATCATTGACCTGGTTGGGGATGGCTTTCCACTCGGTCATGTCGAAGAAGTAGCCCGGATCGTAGACGAACTCGATGAAACGCGTGTTGAGGAAGTACATGCGTTGGGAGAGTGCTGGCGACCAGACCATTGGGATACGTTTGTAGGACTGGTTGTCGAAGCCCATGTCGGCGAGCCGGTTGTTACTCGTCCGATAGGCGGGGATCACCGTCGCTTCGTACAACTCGTATGAGGTCATGTCGGACAGAATGATGTCCGGCGCGTCCATCCGACGGTTGTTCATGCAAAGGTTGAGGAGATGACGCATCTTGTCCACGCCGTTGACGGCGAAGCTGAGCCCCGTCATGTCGATGGCTTGGTTCTGCCACCACGTGTAGACGGAGGGGTCGATCCCGCCCGCGTTGAAGGACGACGACGCGACGTTGCCGAAGTCCGGCACGAGGAACTGAAGACCGTCGATTGACGCGGCTGGGAGAGTGGCGGCGCCGGAGCCCGCTGCAAGCGTCGTTTCGAGTGTCGAAGTCAGCGACTCCTCGGTGTTGTTCAGCTTCGCGTTCACCCAGTCGATGATACGCGAGTCGCCGGAGTTCTGCTGCTCGTCGACGCCGAACCGGAGGATGTTCGCGACAAGATACCGCCACTGATACTGCGCGACGGTGAGGAACTTGAAGTCGTTCATCGCGACAGTGCCACCTCGCGCGATCCACTGGACGGTGGAGTTCTGTCCATACTCCAGGTTCGTCTCAAGGAAACGGCCGCCACGGACCGGACGGAGCTTACCCTTGTCTTTCAGCCAGAACCAGAACGGCGCGGCTGTGAAGATGTTGTCGAAGACGCCCGGCAGACGCTTCTGCCAAGTCGTCGTGTAGAGATCGTCGAGTGCTTGCGTGAATTGATTGACCACGACTCAGTCTCCTTACATGCCTTCGAGGACGGCGAGAACGCCGGGATACTTCGCAGAAACCTCCCGGTAGGCTTCAATACCGGCGTCACGGGAGGAGAGGACCGGCGTGCCGTTGGCAGCGCCGCCCGTTGGTGTGAGCCCGCCCCACCGAGGCGCTGGTTTAGGTGGCGGCGGGTTATACTTCGCGTCGAGCGTTGCCGCCTTCGCGGAGTTCGAGCCACGCGCAAGCGTGTAAAGCGCCGGAATGTCGAGCGTTGGGTGGACACGCGCCAGCCCGATCATCTCGTCCTTCCAGTCGTTGAAGTCTTTATGCTCAGCGCGGAGACGTTCGACGGACTCCGTCGCGCTCTTCGTCGTCACACTCATCTGGAGGCCGGTGAGTTGGTCAGTGACGGGCGAGAGTGCTTCAGCGATCTGGGCGCGGACCGCTTCGCCGATTGTGCCTACGATGTGAGCGACAAGTTCGGGGCGACTCATCGCCTCGAAGTCGGGGGGCTCTGAGGGAGCGGCTTGAGGGGTCGCGACCGTGCGGACTTCGGAGACGAGCGTGTCGAGCTTGCCACCGAGGCTCTCGTTCAGTTGGCCGAGCGAGCCGATAAACTCACTCCAGTTTGGGCCAGCCGGCGCGGCAGCACCAGCGGCCCCACTGTCGCCACCACCGGCGTTCCCGTCGGGAGCGGGAGTGACTGTTGAGCCTCCACCAGCGGCCGCTCCGTCGCCTTCGATGGCGCACAGCCCTGGTGGGACGTATTCGAGGAAGTAAGTCGCGTAACGTGTCCGGTTCATCGTGCTCTCCGTCGTGCGGTGGTGGGGGCAGTGTCGTCAGACTCGACGACTGGCGGAGACGCACGAGCCGCAGCACGGACACGAACTTGAGCGAGTTCGATCTGTTCATAGAAGTGCATCTGGTAGTGGTCGATCAGGCCAGGAGTGAACATGCCGACTGGATCGAACGTGACGCGAGGGAAGGGGCGAGCAGAGCCGTTTTCGAGGAGTTCGATGGTCATACGGCCCACGATGCGGGGCGACGGGGCGGTGTCGTTCATGGAGATAGCCTCGGCTGATGGGGAGGGGGTGTCAAGGGGGTGGAGGAGGGCGAGAGGGCGCGGAGACGCCGCCGTAGGTCAACATCACCATTCCCTCGGCGCACGTGACGGCCACAGGAGCGAGTCTCGCAGTGCGCCGACCTCGACCCCGCGCGCCGCACACTCACGCCTCAACTCCTGCGGTGTGTCAATCACGCGTGGCGTCTCCCATGGGTCATAGATGTGGTCGAACGTGCCCGGCTTGAACACGATGACGGACGGAGCGCCGACGCGCGGCGCAGGGCCGAACGCGTGGTAGAGGAAGTGAGAGAACGCACACTCTTCGCACGGCTGTTCGCACGCGTGGATATAGCAGATCATAACACACGTATCCCTGTCCTGGCGGTGAAGTCAGATTTGCGCTCTCTCCGTCGCGCGTGGAGACATATTCGGATGAAGTTGGTGAACGGGCGGCCTCGTACGAGTTCGAGCGGCCAGCCGTTCTTGTCGAGCCAGATCATTGAGGGCCTCCTAATATACCAAACAAAGCAGATTTAGGTTTGTTCTTCTCAATAATTTCTTTCTGTTTCTTTCGTATCTCTTCTGCGCGTTGTTCAGCAGTGAGTCCTTTAGCTGTCATGATCTCCTTGACAAAGTGGTCGTCGCTCCATTCTGCCATTATGCCGCCCTCCCTCCTGCCATAGCGGTGAGAGCGGCGGGAGGCGCGCCACGGAGTTGTTGAGCAGCTTGTCCAAGTTCCATTGGGTTCTCCTGTGTGCCCGGTGCGCCAGGTTGTTGCGGCTGCCGGATCATGTGGTCGGCGTCAACGCCGTACTGCTCAGAGAGCCAGAACTGCGTCAGTTTCATCGGGTCAATGAGGGGGTTCATCTTTGCGATGCCGTAGAACTGCGTCGCTTTCACCTCTCGCAACTGCTTCGTCAGCGGCAGCGACGTGTCCGGGTCGATCTTGATGTCGTAGATGGCGTCTCGGAGGAGTTGCGGTTGGAAGCGTATCCAGATCGGGACGCCCTCGGGGCCGACAACGTCGAGGACCATCTCGGAGTCCCAGTGTCCGATGATGAGATGGTTCATGTCGGAGACTACGGTGGTGAGGAGATCGGCGCACGCGTCGCGCCGCTCGTCGATCCGGATTTGGGTGGCTGAGTTCACGATATTCGCCTCGGTCGCGGAGCGGTCAGCGGAGCCTGGTGCATACTCGCCGAACTGGTTGACGCCGAGGCCGAGAAGTTCTTGGATTTCCTGCGAGAGCACGCCGCCCGCACTCTCAAGTATCTGAATGATCTGCGAGAGGCCACCGTGCGTGAGTTCTTTGACTCCGTTGATATTCTTGACATGTATGACGCCGCCAGAGTTCCCGTCGATGAGTTTGGACTCCTCGTCGGGACTGACTGCGCCGATCTCGCTAAACATCTTCGCGATAGCGACACGACGGTGATTGCGAAGCTGGGTCCGTATCTCGTTCACTTCGCCCTGCTGCGGAGCGAGGATCTGCGAGTCACTAATCCCCCAGAAGACCTCGTCGTCGTTGTTGAAGATGAGGGGATAGTAGTTGAGACGACCTGCGCGTTGAAGCTCGTCTTCTTCGCAGAAGAGGACTTTGTCCTCGACTTTCGTGTTGACGGCGTGGGGGGCCATGACGAAGACAAGTCCGGTCTTCTTGTCACGGATTTCCCAGAGGATTACGCCTTCGCGGTTACGGTCGGTCAGTGACTGAGTGCGCGCGAGGAGCCGTCCCTCCGTGACACCTGACATGATACCGTCGGTGTTGGTGAAGCGCGGATCGGCCTTGATGTCGTCGAGAGTACGCACGTCCTCGAAACACACCCAGCGGGCCGAATGAATGTCCACGGTGCCGTGCGGCACGACGACTTGGCCTGGATGAGCGGCGAGCAGCCACGGCATGTTGGGATGGACGAGATCGTTGTACTCGACGCGTCGCTGGACTTTTCGGCCGCCGGTGTCGGGGGCTTCGGTGGAGATGTCGTCAGGAGTGGGAGTGTGCTCTGCGCCATAGCCGAGTCGGAGCCCACCCGTACCAAACATGACACCATGTTGCACCGCCTTTTTCATAGACCCTTTGACGCCCATCACGTCGATGAGTTTGTTGTCGGCACGCTCTAACAACTTCGAGAGCAGCATGTTCTCGATGCCTGGCTTGGAGGGAGTGATCGAGACAGATGGGTTGCGGTAGTAGATGCGAGGGATGAGCGTCCGCATCATTTTGAAGTACACGTTGGAGGGGAGGATGTCAGGGCGCCACTCACCACGATACCAACGCCGCCACGTGGGCCAGGACTCCTCGTGCGCGTAGGTGCGGCGGAAGGTCTTGCCTTTGGCGACAGCTTCGATCCAGTATTGAGGGATTGGCTTGCCGGAGGACGTGTAGCCGTCGCGAGGAGTGTTAGCCACCGTAAACCTCTTTCAGTCGTTCGCGAGTGACAGGAACGATAGTACAAATGCACAATCGCCCTCCACGCCACACTATTTCGTTAACTGTGTGTCGATGAAAAGTTCCATTGGCGCGTTTGATTGCAATAGTGCTGCCGTGGCG